TTTAAACAATCATTGGCTTATGAAGCTTTGATTGAAGACTTCCATGACGATTCTCGTAAAGTTCTTGAGAACTTCATCGCTGGTGTAACAGCTCATATTCGTGGTCTTAATACAGCAGCTGCTGGTGCAGCAAACTAATTAACACAATTGAGGCGTGGATTTT